CGACAACTTGCAACTAAATTCTCATCACTATCATTTCCTCCCAGCCTACGAGGAACTACATGATCTACAGTTGTTGCCTCTTGATTGCAGTATTGGCAGATGAACTGATCCCTACGCAGAATGCGACTTCGAATAGATCGCCAATGTCTGGTAGATCCAGTATCCCTTAAAGCTGATTTACTCAATACCATCCCTTAATCTTATGATGCTCCAAAGCCTTGCAAGCTGAGCCGGAATACCTATGCTCAATATAGCGTAAGCCTTTATCTATTTGTCTAAATGGATTAGGTTCTTTTAAGTTAAGTAATTGTGGAATACCTGCTGCACTTGACTTAGGGTTCTTGGCTTTGTAATTCCACCGGCTTTCAAGATGCCACAGCTGTTCAATGCAGTAATACTCATCAACATCATTTAATTGGATAAATGTATATTGTTTGTAATGTTGTATTTTGTATTGACTATAAGCAACGGAATAATCTTTTAAAAAGCAACTGCTAAATGCAATTAGCAATAGGATCGCCCAAACTCTGCGCCTTCCGGGTCTGGCCGTTGGCGACCCAGCTTTTCGATTTAAGATCGAACGCTTTCTGTCCATGTTACACTATCCCTCCAAATCAATTAACATAACCGCAGGTCAGACGGCAAGTCGTAATTCGTAAATCATCGGTCTCTAACCAAGTTTCTGCATAACCAGCATCCATTAGTTAGCCCCAATCAATGCACATGTATGACATTGCTGATCTACAAATTGCCATGATCCACATTGTTCGCAGCGGATTACAGGCTCTTGAGTGTCAGTTGCCTCTGCTAAATTCTTTGTTCCAATAGCGCAACATTTAAGGCATTGATAGACCCTAAAGCCATCAGCTGCTTTGTAGCCATCCATCCAAATAAACTCTGAATTGGCTGAACAAAAGTTACATCTAAAGTTAGCCACCTTTACCAGCCCATCCTGTGCCCTTAAAAATTGCCGGAACTGCTGAATAGACACGACTTAATTCGAAGCCACATACTTGACAAAGAGGGATTTCGTGCTGCATCGGTAGATCCAATACAATACTCGACCCCTCTCTATCACAAGCGTATTCGTAATTAGGCACTATGGAATTCGATTGATTGAATGACAGGAATAGCATCGAAGCAGATCGCCCTCATGAAGTAATCTGTCATCGTTGCAAGTATCACAAACAATTGTTGATGGTTCTACTATAACTCCGTTATCTGTAAATTTTGCAGTTAGACCAGAGCCATCAATCATTATCATTTCAGCCATTTATTCCTCCTCTCTAAAGAACCAACTGCCATTAGCAGCTGTAACTGCCCACTTAGCATTGCATTGTTCACCTTTTGGTGCGCTGCAAACATAGCCAAAATACGGCTTACCAGTTTTGGCAGTTCCTTCTTTTAATATCATCAAGCCATGTGTGCATTCTTGCTGTTTAGGTTTGGTCGATAAGGCTTCTGCAACATCACCGACTGACCAAGTTGTCGGTTCGCTTGCTGGCTTAGCATCATCTGCAAATGATTTTCGGAGTGCCATTTCAATAACTTGCGAATTGCCACTTCTGCCATAAATGTTTTTAATTGGTTCATCATTCACCTTTTTCATGTCATCCTTTGTAGCTGTCTTGTCAGATCCTTTAAGTAAAATAATTGCCCTCCCAAGAGCTGATGTAGCGGTATCTTCAACATAAAACTTTTTCATGTTTTGGATGTAACTTTCTCTTGAACCAAATGCAATGTTAGAAACGCATGGTTGCTCATCTTTGCTATCTCGCCACAAAGTTGCTTGCACCAATATATAACCATTAACTGCATCATGGCTTATGACTGAAATATCAGATCTCCCTGACGGGAAATTTAATATAAACCATTTGTTCAAAGTAGCCACATCTTCATAATCTGCCAAATTGAAAGCCATTAGTTAGTCCTCCCAGTTTTCATCTTTGACTGCATCAAGCACAGTTTTATAGACAGATCCGTAGGCAATAAAGTCTTTGATACTGTCGTAATGATCAGGGGTTTCACTAAGCCTAGAAACCTTGACCAACGCCATACATAAAGCAGCTTGGTGTGGTGTGATTGGGAAGTCGAGATAAGCAGACCATAACCCTGCAATTCTTTTGTGGTTGTAGTATGGATGTCCATAGACACTTCCACGCTGTTGGATCGTAGTAATGACCTCATCAAACAAGCTTTCAGTTTTTGTCATAATCAAATACTTGATCTCGCTTGGTATCTGTGATCCTGCGGTGCATGTCATAGCCGTCTTTACGACCTTTCCAGTAACCTGACTGAAAGGCGTTTTCTTTGATTGTTATTACAATCCCATAACCTATAACTATCCCAAGCATGCAATAAAGCCATATCCAAGGGGTTGTTGTTTCTATCATGTCGCTCCCTACATATACACAGGCGATCTGTGCATACATAAAGTATGACCTAAAGCAATGACCTTAGGTTAATTACTTTCGGCGTGTTTTATAACGATTAGATAACGCCAATATCCTCAAGATCATCGATATGGTCATCAATCGTGCGGTGCTTATAGTCTGTTTCAAGCCCCATACGACTTTCCAAGAGCTGTGAAACTGCCATCTTTGTTAATAGGAATTAGAGTTGGGGTCATGTTTTTCCCGTTCCATTCAAGGATTGCGATACCCATCTGCCAATTAGCCACAGTTCGCGTATAAGAGGCTTTTGCCTTATTCATAAGGTTTCCTACCTCAATGCCATATAAAGGTCTGTAATGACCTCCTATGCCCTCTGAATAGGCACTCATGCCCAACCTGTGGGTGTGCCCAATAACGCAACTTTTGCCCGTTTTGCGACTAAGGTTCAACGCCGTCATTCCAGCATTTGGATTGGCATTGCCTTCATCCCCATGAGCCAATACCCAGCCCTTTTCAAATTCGTAGAATGTCTTATGAAATGTTATGCCTAGATTATCGAAGTCCATAAACTTTGCATATTGTAATTCTGGAAGGCTGATCAAGCCCGGCACTTTTAAGAGAGTGTTATAAAGGCGATCAGTATGATTACTGCGGACAATATGAGCCTCTTTAGCATTCTCAGTTAATGCCCAAAGGATCTCTTGAGTAGCTGTGCGATCTTCATCAAGAGTTTGCTGATAAGCCAAAGGTGTTTTCTCAGCCCATCGAGAAATGGTTTGAAAGTCAATCTCATCGCCAACACATAGAACGCTGTCAAACTTCTCGCGTCTTGCAAGTTTAATGACATTTTTAACTGCTGCCTCATGATGGTATGGAATTTGAAGATCGCTGATAACTAAATATCGCTTAATCGTCATCCTCATCGTCAGTTGGATCTATGGAAGGAATAATCCCACCATCGCCTACGACCCAATCAGGAAAAGTCTTATGCTCTGTCATTAACCAGAATGCGTGCTCTGGTGTAAATCCTGCTTTGCGAGCTGCTTTATAACATTCGTGCAACGCAATGTAATGTGCATCAATCTTTGTTGGATCAGGAGTGTGGCGAACTACGCGACGATTGATCTTTTTGCGTTTGATAGGTTTTCGTGTGTTCGCCATAAAATAAATTATCGCTTAACTATTAAAGAATACAGATCATCAACACGCTGTTCTAATCTGCTTAATTGATCCTTCATGCTTGAGCCACCATTAGGTTTGAGTTCTTGCAGGTATGACTTAATAACCCAGCGCAGACCCAATAATAAACTTGTAGATATGGCGCATACGCCAACGGCTATACCAACCCATTCGTTTGCGGTCATTTCGCATTAAGTCCATAATCAGCTTCTTTGCCTGAACTTGGATCAATTGCTTTGGCAACAGGTGCAACTATTGAACCAAGCAGAATTGCATACTCTGGTCGAATATCGGCTGCAATTGCTAATAAGACAGTAATACCAGAAGCTGCAACAGCTCTTAGATATGACTTAATTGCTGCTTTGTGTTTGTTGCTTAGTTTCATTATTTGCCTCCTAGTAGTGGGATATTGAAGAACTCGCCTTTTTGATTTGGTTTGAATGAAACATGGACATGTCGGTGATGAGAATTAATGCCTCTGTATTTGCGCCACTTCCAACCTAGTAATGGCGATGCAATCTTGCCAACATGGATGATGTAACTAATTCGCTTGTCGGTTTTTGCAGCAACTCTAATTTGCTCGGCTAGGTAAATGCTCATTTCAGGTTGATCGCATAATTTGGCATCGACATCGATAGCACAAACTTCACCAGTATTAGGCAACGGGTTGTGATCGCTTTTAGTGTTTTGGTGCTTTTCGTTCCCGATCCAACCATCCGACTTGCGCGATCTATCGGCAAAACTATCGTCAATCTGCTCACGCATTTGAACAGCTGCTTTAGATAACCAAGGCTTCATTAGCCAAGTAGCAATTTTGCTTCATCAGCAGTAATGCCAAGTCTGTCAAGTAATGCTTGCTTTTCGGCAGCCTTTGCTTCGGCTTCGGCTTGTGCTGTTTCTTGCTCTGCTTTGTCTGCTTCATATTGAGCAAACTCATCATCATTCATTTCTCTATCAATTATTTCATTTGTTTGAACATTGTGAATTCTAACCATTGGTCTTGTTAATTTAGTCATTATTTAACTCCGTAAAGTAGAACTGTTCCAGTTGATAAATTGCCTTGAGAATTATTGAAAACCAAAGATGTAATTGCTGTATTAGTCCTAAAACCACCACCACCAACAACGGCTGCATTAACAGAACTGCTGTTAACAAATACACCAGTCCAATAAACTGATTTGTAATTTGTTGCAGAAGCATAATTATCTATAGTAAAAGAAAAAACATTATTTGCATCAGTTCGCAATAAAGTAGTATTTGGATTCAAAAACACTCTTGTAGCATCTCCACCAACAACAGTACCTTCGGTCGCAGTTGATGTGGCATTGTCGGCAGCATTGGCTTGCATTTTCATATATCCATTGGCTGTTGCGTTTGTAACACCATAAACAAGACCAAAAAGTGAATTGTAAGTGCCAGGAATTGAACCTACAGTAGTTGTTGCACCTGTTAAAGTAGTTGTGCTGATTAAAGTCATCCCACCGCTTGCTGGAGTTACCCACTCAGGAGCGTTTGCACCAGAATTGACTGCTAAAATTTGTCCTGCTGTTCCAAGTCCTAATCTAGTTTTAACATTTGCAGTTGATGAGCGATAAGCAAGATCGCCAAGAGTTGTTTCAGGGTTTAAGTTTTTGGTTGTTGTATCAACAGATGATCCAAGCGTGCGAATAGCAGCTGCGCCATCCTTGACCAGCGCGGTGTCGTCTGGTGTTGTCCAGCCATAATTAGTAGTGGTTGCCATTTTGTCCTTTATCTCAGGCTACGATTGTAGCGTATTCCCATGTCAAAGTATTGCTTAAAGTGTTCCATGACTCTGTGATTGGTGTTGTATTCCAACGCATCGCCACTTGGCTATAAGCCACAGGCGACAAGTTAATTGTCAGGAATAATTCGTTGAACCTAGTGCTCCATGACCAGCCTTCAACATATCCTTCAAACTCACCGCCTGAAATTTGATCAGGGAGGTTTTGGATGTTTAGAGGTTGCCCCATGAATACGCCAAGCAGATTATCCCGATCACTATTGTCAATCTCTGGATTTGTGATTGGAAAAGTAATGCTTTGAAATGCTGGTAGTGGGAATGCTCTTTGGGCAATATAGCGATCTGCCACAGCTTGAGCATCCACAGCTGAATGAAGCACCGAGTTAATACTTTCGGCTTTGTAGCCATAAGTCGCAATTGATGTTGCAGATGTTGCAGTTTCCTGTGAGCCAAAATTGTTGCCATAATTAATAGCAACATCGTTTCGAATATCACCTGATCTAGTAATTGTGCTAAGTCCTTGACCTAGTGCATGATTAGCACTTAAATCGACATATCCGTTAGTAAGCAAATAGTTCTGTCTGTGGTCTGCATCGGCATAACCAATGTTGCCTTCATTGTCCTCATATAAATATCCAAATGCTGAGTTAGCAATAAGGCTTGCAATGTTGTAAATCGTGTCTGTTTCGGCTGCTCTGTTTTCCATTGTATATAAGCCCGGCTGATCTATTTCACCAAGTCCTAGATTTAATGCATTAGCCCATGTTTCAGTTGCATCATATCCTGCCCAAGTTGTAGCTGCTGGCACATCATTCCAAGTGCCAAGCAATACGCTAGACAATAGGTCATATATTTGATTGCCATCCTCATCCTGTGAGATTGTGCCTGAATATAATTCTTTTGCCAATTTAACAAGTGATCCCATTGCAAGGACTGTGTATTGGATAACAGTTGCAATTGATCCAGTTGCGCCAACGCTGACTGTAATATCAGTTATGTCGCCACCAAATATATTCACATAAGCAGCTGATGTGTCCTTAACTTGCAGACTTAAACTGTCGTTAATGTCAAATGGTAAAGTTTGACCAGTTAGTGCCACAAATGTAATCTGCAAATAAGATGGGTTTGGCTGCTGGTAAATATCTGTTCGACCAGCTTGATGCTGAATATCGCTAATTGCTATGTCGGTGTAATCAACACCTGCAACTGTAAGTTTCCAATCGGGTGACCAAGCGGTCATTATC